GTTTGCGTTGCAAATGTTGGACAAGCTGTTAGTTTTTTAATACATAATTTTCCAGAAGTAGAATCTTATATGAGTCCTAAATATTATCAGGTAAAAATTGGTAATTATGCTATCAGCGAGGAAGAAATATCTTATCCAATAAGTCAAGAAGATATACATTTTGTTCCAGTAATCTCAGGTAAGAGTGATATAGGTAAAGTATTATTTGGTGCTGCACTAATAGGTTTAGCATTTGTTACTGGTGGTGCTTCTTTTTCTTTTAGTGCTGGTTTAACTACTACTACTTTTGCTGCAAAAGCTGCTGTATATATTGGAGCAGCCTTAGTGTTGGGTGGAGTAAGTCAAATGTTATTCCCTGTACCAGATCCTAATGATTTTGATTCTGAAGAAGATCCTCGTTTATCTTTTAGTTTTTCTGGAATCCAAAATACTAGCAGGGCTGGAACTCCAGTTCCAATAGTTTATGGAGAAATATTTACAGGTTCGGTGGTTATATCAGCAGCAATAGATACTAACCAAGTAGATAAATGACCAATAAAAATAAAACTATAAGAGGTGCTTTCTTTGGAGGTGGTCAACCTGACCCCCCAAAACGTGTTCCAGATAATTTACATAGTAGAAGCTTTGCAACAATTCAAGATTTGATTTCAGAGGGTGAAATTGAAGGTTTTGCCACCGCATCAAAAGAAGGACATACAAAAGGAACAACCGCATACGACAATGCAAGTTTAAAAGATGTATTCCTTGACAATACTCCAATATTAGATCCGAAGGCTAATAGTAGTGATCCTGAGAAAAAATATCTTCACTTTAAAGATGTTTCTTTTAAGTCAAAATTTGGGACATCAAATCAAACTGCCATGAGTGGCATACCAAATATAGACGAATTTAGAACACCTGTAGGGGTTGGAGTGCCTGTAGAAAAGGGCAGTCCAGTTATTAGAAACATTACCACTGCTAATGTTGATGCTGTTGTTGTTACTTTGACTTGGCCAGCATTACAAATTTTTAAAAATAATGGTGATATTGTAGGCAGTGAAGTGGAATATAGAATACAGATAAGACTTGATGGTGGTGATTATGTAGATCAAATTGGAGGTGATGATGGAATAGCGAAAATTAAAGGAAGATCTGCTGATCCCTATGCAAGAGATCACAGAATAACAATAGGCTCTTATTCAAGTTCATTCGATATAAAAGTTATTCGTGTAACAAATAATAGCCCTAAATCAACAAAACAAAATAAGTTTGAGTTTACAAGTTATCAAGAAGTTTTTGATGTATCTAATACCTATCCTGATAGTGCCTATGTTGGTTTACGTTTTGATAGTAAAGAATTTAGTCGTGTTCCTAGAAGAAAATATAGAATAAGAGGAATAAAAGTAAGAATCCCCGGAGCAGGGGCTAACAGTTCTGGTACTCCAACTGTAGTAAGTACTCAAGCTCAAGCAACTGCATTAGGACTTGGTACTGTTAGTAGTTTTGGTTTCATACACTATCCAGATGGTTATATTTTTAATGGAGTTATGGGTGCTGCTCAGTGGACAACTTGCCCTGCCATGATATTGCTCGATTTACTTACAAACAAAAGATATGGATTTGGGGATCACATCTCACCGAATTTTGATCTTGATAGTCCTAGTGATACCGATTTATATCAAAATTTAGATTTATTTAGTTATGTAGCTGCTAGTAAATATGCTAATGCTCTTATAGATAATCTTACAGATACTGGTGTTAAAGAACCAAGATTCAGTTGTAATGTTAATATTCAAAGTCCTAGAAAAGCATTTGATGTCATAAATGAACTTTCTGGAGTAATGAGATGTATGCCTATTTGGAGTGCTGGTAGCGTAAGTATATCTCAAGACAAACCAGCGACAGCAGGTTACTTATTTAATCTTACAAATGTAGGTGAAGCAGGGTTTTCTTACTCTGGTAGTAGTTTAAAACAAAGACACGCAATATTTTCAGTAAGTTATTTAAATATGGATTCATCAGAAGTTGATTTTGAAGTTATTGGAGATAGCGATAGTGCTGAAGATCAAGCAAGAAGAGATAAATTAGGAACTGCTATTAAAAAAATAAAAGCATTTGCTTGTACAAGTCGTGGTCAAGCTGCAAGATTAGGTCGTGCAATGATGTTTGCAGAGGAACAGCAATCAGAAGTTGTAACTTTTAGTACTTCAATAGATGCTGGGGTAGTTGTTCGACCCGGTACTGTGATAGATATTAATGACCCTGTTCGTTCTGGGCGTAGAAGAGGTGGTCGTGTGGTGGCTGCTACTACTACATCTATAACGATTGACGAAGAAAGTTCTACAACATTAACAACTACGGATTCTAATGGAAATATTAACTCAGCACCCGGATCTCCTAATCCCCCTACTATTTCAGTTATTCTTTCTGATGGAACTGTTGAAAGTAAAACAATAACAGCCAACTCATCAGGAGTTTTAACATTAGATTCAGCTTTATCGTCAGCACCACTTGCAAATTCACCTTATGTAATATCAAGCACAACATTGGCGACACAGCAATTTCGTGTATTAAATGTTGAAGAAAAAGATGGAATTAACTACGCAATTACGGCAATAACTTACATTGACGGAAAATATGATTTTATAGAAACTGGCGAACCGTTACTAGAAAGAAAAATAACAACATTAAATGATCCAGTATCACCACCGAGTAATTTAAAAATTGTAGAAAAACAAGTTGTTATTAATAATGTTGCTCATAGTAAACTCTTTGTTACTTGGCAACCTGAGAAAGGAGTTGCTCAATATCAAGTAAATTATAGATATGATAATGGTAATTTTATTTCGGTAGATGTACAAAGTAGTGTTTTTGAAATTTTAGATAGTCAAGTTGGTTTATATGAGTTTGAAGTACGTTCATATAACTCTGCACTTGTATTGTCAACAGAATTTACCGCAGGGGAAATAGATGCTGAAGGTAAATTTGGTGAGCCAGAAGATGTTTCTGGTTTAAGTCTTGAGCCTATAAATGAGCAGTTTGTTAGATTAAAATTCACAAAGGCAACGGCTGTTGACGTTCTTCATGGAGGTCTAGTTTACGTTAGGCATACAAACCAAATAGGAGGAGGAGCTACATTTAGTTCTTCGCAAGATGTTATTGAGGCTGTTGCTGGTAACGCTACTGAAGTTATAGCACCTGCTTTAGCAGGTACTTATTTACTCAAATTTCAAGATGATAGTGGTGTTTTTAGTGTTAATGCAGCTAGTGTAAATTTATCTCTTGTTAATGTTGCAAATTCTATAACTGTAAAAGAGGATAGAGAAGATGATGACACCCCTGCATTTAATAACACAACGAGCAGTTTATTTACTAATACTCAATATAGTAGTTCTCGTGGTGGTTTAATACTTACTGACCCTACAGCAGTTATATCTGGAACATATAGTCAAGCAACAAATTCTACAACTATAACTTGTACTATAAATTCACATGGATTATCTCAAGGAGAATTTTTAAATTTTACTTTTACTTCTGGAGATGCAGTGGATGGAAAATTTTTTATTACCAGTGTTACAAATGCAAATGTTTTTGTAATTACAGCAAAAGAAAGTTTAGAAAGTGAATTAATACATACAGGTAATGTCTCTGTTGATCGAGGATTAAGAGGTACATACGATTTTAAAGATACTTTAGATTTAGAAGGTGTTTTTTCACTTTCATTAAAAAGACATTTTCAAGGTGCTGGTTTTTTTCCTACTGGTTTATTTGATGACAGAACAGGTTTAGTTAACGATTGGCCTGATTGGGATGGTGCTGCTGCTGAAAGTGCAAATGCAAAATTATCAGTAAGGACTACCAGTGATAATCCAAATAGCTCTCCTACATATTCAACTTTTAATGATTTAACTAATGGTACATTTAAAGGTAGAGGGTTTCAATTTAGAGCTACTTTAGAAACAGGTGACTCTGGACAGAATATGCTTATACAGCAATTAGGATATACAGCAAGTATGCTATCAAGGACTGAACAATCGAGCAAAATTACATCTGGATTAGGGGCAAAAACAGTTACTTTTGCAGCACCTTTCTTTGTTGGTACATCTAGTATCACAGGTATCCCAAAACCCTCAGTTAGTATTTCACCACAGAATATGGCAACAGGAGATTTTTATGAATTACTTGATAGTAATATTACAGGTACGCAATTTATAGTCCATTTTAAAAACCAAAGTGGTGGTAATATAAGCAGAGATTTTACCTATACTGCTGTTGGTTTCGGCAAAGGAGGGTAACATGGAGGAAAAAAGTAATTAGTTATGGGTTTATCTGTATCGAATTTCAATATTGAAAATGCCTCTGGTCTTAATGTTAGACAAGATATAGAAACTGCATTTAAAGCTT